TATCGAAGTTGGATCCGAAAATGGATTTCCAGAACCAAGAGATGCAAACGAATCAATCACCGCAATCTCTATCAAAGTTAAAGGTAATTATTTTGTGTTTGGTTGTGGCGATTACGTCAAGCATCGTGACGACGTGCACTATGCAAAGTGCAGAGATGAGTCCGATCTCATACGACGCTTCCTCGACCTATGGACAAGATGGCATCCAGATGTAGTCTCTGGGTGGAATATTGAAACCTTCGATATTCCCTATCTCGTAAATCGCATAAAGAAACTTCTTGGTGAAGAAGAAGCCAAAAAGTTATCTCCTTGGAATCGCATCAACGAACGCGAAGCCTATATTATGAATCGCAAAACTCAGGTATATGAAATGCCTGGGATTGCGATTCTTGATTACATCCAACTCTATCGCAAATTTACTTATTCACAACAAGAGTCGTACAGACTAGACAATATTGCTCACGTTGAGTTGGGTGAGAAGAAGTTAGACTATTCTGAATTCGAAACACTACACCAACTCTACAAGCACGACTATCAAAAGTTCATTGAGTATAACATCAAAGACGTTGAACTTGTCGAGAAACTCGAAGACAAGATGAAGTTAATTGAGTTGGCTTTGACTCTTGCGTATGATAACAAAGTAAACTACGATGATGTGTTCACGCAAGTGAGAATGTGGGATGCGATCGTTTATAATTACTTGCTAAAGAAAAAGATTGTTATCCCACAAATGTCAAAAGGGGATAAAAAAACTGCTTATGAAGGTGCGTATGTTAAGGATCCGATTCTTGGCATGCATGAGTGGGTTGCATCATTCGACTTGAACAGTCTGTATCCGCACTTGATCATGCAGTATAATATTTCGATGGAGACTCTGATTGAGCCAGCGAAGTATAACGACAATATGCGTGGGTTTATTCAGAATTGCGATGTTAATGTTGATAACTTGCTTTATCAGAAAGTTGATACTGATATTCTAAAAGATCTTGGTGCTACTGTAACACCAAATGGTCAGTTATTTCATATGAATAGAGGTCAGGGTGTATTGCCTGAAATTATGGATAGCATGTACAAAGATCGTACACGCTATAAGAAGTTGGCGCTGGAAGCAAAGAAGAAAATCGAAACTGTTCTTGAAGATAAGAATCAAGTTCAGTATCTCGAGAACCAAGTTGCACGATACAACAATCTTCAGTTGGCAAAGAAAGTTACTCTAAACTCTGCTTACGGTGCGCTGGGTAATCAATACTTCCGCTTCTTTGATATTCGTATCGCCGAAGGTATCACGACAGCAGGTCAGTTGTCTATTCGTTGGATTGAGAAGAAGATCAATGAGTATATGAACAATATTCTCAAAACCAAAGATGAGGATTATGTCATCGCTTCGGATACTGACTCGATCTATTTGAACATGGGTCCGCTGGTTAAAAAACTTTATCCTGATACTTCTGACACAAAGAAAGTTATCAAGTTTATGGACAAGGTTTGCGATGACAAAATCCAGCCGTTCATTGATTCTTCTTATGAAGAACTAAAAGAATATGTCAATGCGTTTCAACAGCGCATGGAAATGAAGCGTGAGTCTCTTGCTGACAAAGCAATCTGGACTGCCAAGAAGCGATATATTTTAAACGTTCATAACAGCGAAGGTGTTGCGTATGCTAAACCCAAACTCAAGATTATGGGTCTTGAGGCTGTTAAGTCATCGACGCCATCCGCTTGCCGTAAAAAGATTAAAGAAGCCATTGATATCATCATGACACAAACTCAAGATGATCTCCATAAGTTTATTGAGAAGTTTCGGCATGAGTTTAGAACATTGCCTGTTGAGGATATTGCGTTCCCAAGATCTGTAAATGGGTTGGCTGAATATGGTGATGCCGCAAATATCTTTAAGAAAGGTACACCCATTCATGTTAAAGGCGCATTGGTTTATAATCATTTCTTGAGAGCAAAGAATCTCACGAAGCGATACCAATTAATCCAAGAAGGCGAAAAGATCAAGTTTATTTACTTGAAGCAACCAAACATTTTCAATAACAATACTCTTGCTTTCTTATCTGGTATTCCGAAACAACTTGGCGCGGAACAATATATTGATCATGATCTTCAGTTTGAAAAGTCATTTCTTGAACCACTTGATATCATCTTATCGTCTATTGATTGGCATAGCGAAAAGGTGGATTCTATTGATGCGTTCTTCTCATGATTAGTATTATAATGCCAACTTTATGGAAAGGTGAGCATTACAAAAAAATGCTTCCTCAACTCGATTCACATCCATTGGTTGGTGAGATTATTGTTGTTGATAACGATACGACAGCAACTGATAAAGAAATATTTAATCTAAAAAAATTAAAATATTTACCACAAAAAGAAAACGTTTATGTAAATCCAGCATGGAACTTGGCAGTCATAGAAGCAAGTTGCGATAGCATTTGTCTGTATAGCGATGACGTTTTGTTTGATATTGATGTTCTTGAGCCACTCAGTTTGCTCATGACTCCAGAAAACGGTATATTTACTTTCTCGAGTGACAGTATCTTTGTATCCGAAGACCAAGTTTATTTTGCTGAGTGGGAGCAAAAGAACATAACGCAGAGCATTAGATTTCATTACAGATCTGGTACTTGTATGTTCATGCATAAGCAAAGTTATTATTCGATACCTGAGAACTATAAAGTCTACTATGGTGACACTCATTTGTTTGATACTAACATTCTTAATGGGAAACCAAACTATGAAATCCAAAATTACTTTTGCGTCACTAAAATGAAAACTACGTCGAAATTTTTTGATGAAATTATTAAAGAAGATAACAGACAATACAAGGAAGCAAACCCGACGGAAGCAATTCTTATAGATTTGATGAATCATAAGACATAGAGTTGCTAAACTGATAGAAATATATTATAATAATGTGATAACTGCCGTTAATTTTACAATCAATAGGTGAAAACCATGAGTCTACTCGAAAAGTTAAAGAAAAATACAACAATTAAAGATACTGCTATTCTTGCGAAATCGAAGTTCTTCGCTGCAAAGGATATGATTCAGACCAAGATTCCAGTTGTAAACGTTGCGTTCTCTGGGGATCTTGATGGCGGTTTCACTCCTGGGCTCACCATGTGGGCTGGACCGAGTAAACACTTCAAGACTGCGTTCAGCCTCTTGATGGCTAAAGCATATCAAGACAAGTATCCTGAGTCAGTTATTCTTTTCTATGACTCAGAATTCGGCACTCCGCAAAACTATTTTACTTCATTTGGCATTGACACTGATCGTGTTGTTCACACTCCGATCACAGACGTTGAGCAATTGAAGTTTGATATTATGCAGCAGTTGACTCAGATCGAACGTGGCGAGCGCGTCATGATCGTCATTGACTCAATCGGTAACTTGGCTTCTAAGAAAGAAGTTGAGGATGCCCTTGATCAAAAGTCAGTTGCTGATATGAGTCGCGCAAAGCAAATTAAATCCCTGTTCCGTATGGTGACACCACACCTCACCCTAAAGGATATTCCGATGGTTGTAGTAAATCATACCTATAAGGAAATCGGTATGTTTCCCAAGGATATTGTCGGTGGCGGAACAGGTTCCTATTACTCGGCTGATAACATCTACATCCTTGGTCGTCAACAGGAAAAAGACGGTCAGGATTTGATTGGCTATAACTTCATCATCAACGTAGAGAAGTCGCGTTATGTTCGAGAGAAAGCCAAGATCCCTGTGACTGTTCGATTTGATGGTGGCATTAGCAAGTACAGTGGTTTACTTGAGATGGCTCTTGAGTCTGGTCATGCAACTAAACCAAACGTTGGCTGGTACGCAAAGGTCAATACTGCTACTGGCGAAGTTGATAGCAAGAAGTGGCGTTTGGCTGGAGTAATTTGTTAAATTTACTTGCTAAACTTGAATTTTGGTATGCTCGAAAGTTTATTAAACTCGACAAGCACTATACATTTTTCTTAGATTTGAATGGTGATCCTGGATCATTCGCGATCAAGTATCTTAAGAAATATGATGGTGTTATTGTCGAGTTTAATAACGTGAAGGTTGGGGATGATGGTCAATTGACGTTTGACTATGACATCATCTCTAATCTGAATAATTGTGATGTAAAGTCTAAAAGTTTTGCGCGCTTTACTTCTAACGTAATGCGTAATATACTTACGAGTGCTCTTGAAAATGTAATGAAGGAACCGAATGAAAACAGAGAACTTGATCTTGTCGAATCTGATTCGGAACGAGACATTCATGAGGAAGGCGCTGCCGTTCCTGAAGAAAGAATATCTGACCGAAAGCCACGAAAGAAAACTCTTCGAGCAAATAAAGGAGTTCATCCTAAAGTATAATAGTCTCCCTCCGATTGCGGCTCTTGAAATTTCTCTCAAAGAGTCTACGAAACTCACTGAAGTTGAGTTAAATAAGTCTCTTGACCTACTCAAGGAAGTATCAAGTGACAAATCAGAACAAAAACTCGAATGGCTTCTTGACACTACAGAAAAGTTTTGCCAAGAAAAAGCAATCTATAATGCTATCATGGACAGTATTCAAATACTGGATGGCAAAGATGAAGCGAGGGGCAAAGGAAGCATTCCTACTCTTTTGTCTGATGCTTTGGGGGTTAGTTTCGATCCTCATATTGGTCACGACTTTTTGGATAATTACGCTGATCGGTATGATTTCTATCATCGCATCGAGAAACGAATCCCCTTCGATCTTGAATACTTCAACAAGATCACTAAAGGTGGATTGCCGCAAAAGACCCTTAACATTGCTCTTGCAGGTACTGGCGTCGGTAAGTCTCTTTTCATGTGCCATGTGGCTGCTAGTTGCTTGGTCCAAAACTATAATGTCCTCTATATTACTCTAGAAATGGCTGAAGAGAAGATCGCTGAACGTATTGATGCGAATCTTCTCAACGTAACTCTTGAAGATCTCATGAACATGCCGAAAGACATGTATGAGAAACGCATGGGTAAACTGAAAGAAAGAGTCAAGGGCAAGTTGATTATTAAAGAATATCCAACTGCCTCTGCCAATCCTGCTCACTTCCGCGCATTGATTAATGATCTTGCATTGAAGAAGAACTTCCGTCCAGATATTATCTTCATTGATTATCTAAATATCTGTGCGTCTGCTCGAATCAAAGCGGGTGCGAATGTTAACAGTTATACTTACATTAAGGCGATTGCTGAAGAACTTCGTGGTCTTGCAGTAGAAAATAATGTTCCGATTGTCTCTGCTACTCAGACGACTCGATCTGGTTTTAGCAACTCAGATCCTGGACTTGAAGATACTTCTGAATCGTTTGGTTTGCCAGCCACTGCTGACTTTATGTTTGCGTTGGTGAGTACTGAAGAACTGCAGCAATTGAATCAATTACTTGTGAAGCAGTTGAAGAATCGTTATAATGACCCGAATCTTCACAAGAGATTCACCATTGGGGTTGATCGCGCCAAGATGAAGTTGTATGATCTTGAGCAAAAAGCCCAAGATGCTATTATGAAAGAAAACGAATCAAAGCCAGTCTTTGATCGCGGACGTAGCACTGACAAGTTTAAGAATCTGAAGGTGTAATGAAACTACAGAAGATTGAGAAAAAGGTATATGCTCTAGCCGAAAATTGGATCGGGAAGAAGCATATACCCTCAATCATTCGTCAATTAAACAAAGCATTCAAACCTTTTATTGTTTGTTTTTCTTCTGAGCGATTTGATGATGATTACTATCCCGATCACAATGTAATTGTTAATGGTCATTATTGCAATCGTATCTCCGACATTATCCCAGAACACATTTACATTCAATTAAATTTCCCCAGAGATTCTAAGAAAGCAATTATAACTGAGAAAGGTGCCAAAAATCTGGCGGTAAAGATCATTCGCGCTATTCATCATGAATATCGTCATAAACATCAACAGAAGCAAAGACCGTTTCTTTTGCAAAAGCCTTATGATCCAAAACCAAAACAAAATAAAATGAAGGCTATGTATTACGGCAATCCTGATGAATTAGACGCACATGCATATGAAACTCAGGCTGAAAAATTCGATATAAATAAATTACGATCTGCCCATAAAATTGGCTGGCGAGAATGCGAAGCCATCTTTATGTATAGAAAGACGTTTCGAGATCATGACTCAAAGACCTGGAAAAAATTCCTAAAGAAGGTTTACAAAAATAATGAGCCTTGTATTAAAAGAAATAAAATCAGCTGAACCTGGTGCTATAGTAGAGCAAAAGGGCAAGGACATCATTGTCAAGACAAAAGACAGAAACGTCACAAAAGCAAAAGTTGAGCAGCAATTTAAAAAGAAGAAGATTATTTTTAAATCAGTTTTTAAGAAAGCCAAATCTTCTTCTTTAGATGTGTTAGAAGTTCCAGGTGGTGGAGATATTATCTTCAAGCCTATCATTCAAAAAGGTGCTGGTGGCGTAAAGTTTGAAGCTGAGTTGATGTTAGATATTAAAAACTATTTGAATGGTGTTGATTATAATAAACTAAAGCACCCTGATGTTCTAAAAGAAATGGAAAAGGCGTTAAAGTTTAATCGTAAGACGAAATATGAAGTGGTGTCTGAAGGCGCCAAGAATCAAAAGCGACAGTTAGTGTTTACGGGCAGCAAAATTGTTATTTCTAATTCTACAGGCAAAACATTAACAGACTTGACTCTTAAGAAAGATAACAAATTAATGTATTTGTCTTTGAAGATGTCTGCGACTTACTATACACTATCCGCTGGTATTGTTAAATATTTTGCTGAAGGCAGAACCAAAATAGCAATCAACACATATTTTGGATTCAGTGGACAGAAGATGGGTGGATTCGGTAAACAATTTGCTTGTGTCACCAAGAAACCTAACTACAACCAAGTTAAAAATAATCTTGAAACAATTCTTGCTCAAGCAGTAGGAACTGAGGTCATCTTAATTCATAAGAAGAAAGATAATGACGTTATGGTTGCCGAAGTCGGAAAAGCAAATAAAGTTTCTGTTTCTAACTTGACTGATGAATCATATGTCTATCCAGAAAAGGGTGTTCGTAAATATGCTAATATTAAGGTAAAGGCAAAAATTAACGGACATGACTATAATGTTAATTTTCAATTTCGCGGCACAACAGCCGCAGATGTCGGACCTAAATATCTGAGAATATTGTTAGAACGTTTGTGATTGAGGCTTTATGACAACATTTGTGACTGGTGGTTTGGGATTTATTGGTTCTAATTTTGTAATTTCTCATCTGAAGAAGTATCCTGAAGATGAGATCATTATCATCGACAATAACTCATATGCGGCAAACGAAAGCAATTTAGACGGTTATTGGAACGATTGGCGACTCAAACTCAAGCGTTGCGACATTCGCAACTTCGGACATTTGGAGAGTTTGTATCATGATCACGAACCGCATATTACTTTCCATTTTGCTGCTGAGTCGCACGTCGACAACTCCATTCGTGGTGACGACGTTTTCCTGGATACAAATATTAACGGAACTCACAATATCCTCAAGTGTATCCGTAAACACGGCGGCAAATTAGTTCACGTTTCTACTGACGAAGTATATGGAAGTTTGGGTCATGATGATCCAGGGTTTACTGAAAGCACTCCATACGATCCTCGCAATCCGTACTCTGCAACCAAAGCAGCCAGCGATCATCTAGTTCGCGCTTATGTCAATACGCATGGGCTTGAGGCAGTTGTTACCAATTGTTCCAATAACTATGGTCCGCGACAACACTCAGAAAAGTTTATTCCGACAGTTATTCGTCACATCAAGAACAACACACCTATCCCTGTCTATGGCACATATCGGCGGCGGCGTCGAGATGAGTAATCTAGATATGGTTACACTCATTCTTGATTTGATGGGTAAGCCAGTTCACATGTATCAGAACTGGATTAATTTTGTACCTGATCGTAAAGGTCACGATTTTAGATATTCAATGGACGCGACTAAAATTGCTTACGACTTGGGTTGGCAAGCAAAAACGAATATTAATGACGGTTTAATTAAGACATTGGAGTATTATAATGCGTAAGGGAATTATTTTATCAGGAGGATTAGGCACACGTCTATATCCATGCACAAAAGTGATATCAAAGCAGTTACTTCCTGTTTATGATAAGCCGCTTGTATACTATCCAATTTCTACATTGATGATGGCTGGCATTCGCGATATCATGATCATCACTTCACCAACTGATCGTGCGCCATTTGAAAATTTGGTTGGTAATGGTTCGCAGTGGGGATTAAACATTTCCTACGCAACTCAGTTAGAGCCTAAAGGTATTGCTGAATGTTTCCGTATCGCTGAGAAGTGGATCGGCAAGGACGATGTTACCCTTATTCTTGGCGATAACATTTTTTATGGCAATGAATTAATTAACCGATTTAATGCTGCCACTTGGAATAATGTTGGTTGTACACTGTTTGCTTATCACGTTGCCGACCCAGAAAGATTTGGTGTCATTGAGCATGATGAGAATGGTGACATTAAAGGTATTATTGAAAAACCAAAATTTGCTCCAAGTAACTATGCTGTCACAGGGCTTTACTTTTACGATAATAAAGTAGTAGAATATGCATGGAGGATCGCTCCTTCAGCAAGAGGTGAACTCGAAATTACTGATATCAATAACTTGTATTTGCAGGATCACAATGTTAAAGTTGAATATCTGAATCGTGGTATTGCTTGGATTGATACTGGTACGTTTGAATCTCTTGCCGAGGCATCAACTTTTGTTGGTTCAGTACAACGGCGAACTGGGATGATGATTGCTTGCCCAGAAGAAATTGCATATAAGAATGCTTGGATTACTGAGCATGAACTTCGAAGGGCTGCTGAGAAATATAGTAAATCAGATTACGGTAAGTATTTGTTTAAAATTTTGACAATGAGGTAATTATGAGTGACGTGAAGCAAATGATTGAAGAATTGGTTGCCGCTGTTGGCACACCGAAGTATGCTTACAATTGCAAAGAGTTTACTCCTGGCAGAGATACAGTCTTTTATTCTGGTCCATATTGGGACGAGAAAGAAGTCATTGCTGGTGTCACTGCATTCCTTACAGGCAAATGGCTCGTCTCTGGTGAGCAGGTTGCTAAATTCCAGTGGGCATTTGGTCACAAGTTTAATGTGAAACACTGTCACATGGTGAACTCTGGTTCATCAGCCAACTTGACTATGGTTGCTGCTCTCAAGAAGCACTTGGGTTGGAAAGATGGCGATCAAGTTATCGTATCGCCTGTTGGATTCCCAACAACGATTGCTCCGTTGGTTCAGAATGGTCTTGCACCAGTCTTTGTTGATATTGAAATGAAGACTTTGAACTTTGATCTTGATCATGTTGAAAAGTGGATCACCGATAAAACAGTTGCTATTTTCGTGTCGCCTGTTCTTGGTAATCCGCCGCATATGGATCGCATCAAAGATATGTGTGAGCGACATGGCATTCGTTTGATTGGAGACAACTGCGACTCACTTGGAACAAAGTGGGATGGTAAACTTCTAACGGATTACTATTATGCGTGGACAACTTCTTTCTATCCTGCTCACCACATTTCAACGGGCGAAGGTGGCATGGTTTGCTCAAACGACGAAAACCTCATTAACACCGCTCGTAGCATTAGC